GGTGTTGCAATTAATCTTCCAAGAATGTCTTTTGAAATGACCAATATGTCATACGACCCTGAAAGAAAAGTTGCACCAACAAGAAAATTAAGAAAAACTAATGTTGATGTAGATGGTGGTAATAGACGATATGTGTATGCTGGTGTTCCTTATAATTTAGATTTTTCATTATACATTATGGCTAAATATAATGAAGACGCTGTTAAGCTATTAGAGCAAATCCTACCATTTTTCAATCCTGAGTTTACAAGTACGGTTCGACTCGTTGATGGTCTGGAACCAATGGATATACCTTTAATTTTAAACGACGTATCATTCGAGGACCTTTACGAGGGTGATTTTGAGGAACGAAGAAGTGTTTTATATACACTAAACTTTACAATGAAAGGTTGGTTCTTTGGACCAGAAAGAGATAAGGCTACAATTAAATTTGTTGATGTCCGCTACGCAACCGATACACTTGCAAATACATCATTTGAAGAGTTCTATTCTGTTTCACCTGGAATGACAGCAAATAATGAACCGACAACAGATAGAGAAATGAGTATTGATTACAGTTTAATAGAGTTTGATGATAATTGGGATTATGCAGAGGTTACAGCAAATACTGCTCCAAGTTAATGGTTGACATTTCACACAAGATGTGTTATAATGGTTTACAAGTAATTTGAAAAGATGGAATATTATGATAAAAGTTGGATTTACGGCGAGTACATTTGATTTGCTACATGCAGGTCACGTACAGATGCTAAGAGAAGCAAAGGAACAATGTGATTATTTAATGGTCGGATTGCAAATGGACCCAAGTGGAGACAGACCAGAAAAGAATGGTCCTATTCAGACAGTGGTGGAAAGATATACTCAACTTAAAGCAGTAAGTTATGTTGATGAAATTATACCTTATTCATCTGAACAAGATCTAGAAGATATTTTGGAAATGTATACAATTCATGTCCGTATCCTAGGAGAAGAATATCGCGATAAGGACTTTACAGGCAAAGACATATGTCGGAAACGAGACATTGACCTGTACTTTAATAGACGAGACCACAGATTTAGTAGTAGTGATTTAAGAAAACGCGTAGCTTTTGGCGAAAACAAATAAAGAGAATGATATGAGTGATGATACAATTGCACAACATCTGGGTATGAAACCACTAGAGGATGCTGTTAAGGAAGAAAAAGAAATTATAGGTGATACTGAAGATAAATTACCTGACCTTCCTGTTAATGCCTTTTCAACAAACGAAGAGGCTGAATTGTTACCTGCCATAAAAGAGGAAACACCTTTAGCTGTAATACCTGATGATAAAAATGCCGAAGAAAATTTAAGAGATATTGAGCTTGCAAGAAAAAATATTGAAAGTATCATTAATCTAGGCGATGATTCAGTAAAGGAAATGGTTGAAATTGCAAAACAATCTGAATCGCCTAGAGCGTTTGAGGTTGTGTCTCAATTAATGAAAACCTTACTTGACGCCAACAAAGATTATGTTGAAATGTCAACTAAGAAAAGATACGCAAAAGAAGAATCAGGTCCATCAACGAATGTGACCAATAATAATTTGATAGTATCAACCGCAGATTTGCTTAAAATGATAAAGGATGATTCCAACAATGCTTGATGGATATAAGGGTTATCTAGGAAATTCGTTTCTTAAAAAATCTGGTGAGGAGGTAGAATGGACTCCGGATATGCTGAAGGAATACCTAAAGTGTTCTAAGGATCCAGTTTATTTTGCTGAAAACTATATTAAAATTGTACATGTAGACCACGGATTAATTCCAATGGATATGTATGATTACCAAAAGGATATTACAAGAAAGATTACTGATGAAAGACGTGTTGCTGTATTAACATCAAGACAGGCAGGTAAAACAACAACTGCTGTTGCTGTTATATTGCATTACATCTTATTTAATGAATTTAAAACTGTTGCGATTCTTGCTAATAAGGGAGACGCAGCTCGTGAAGTATTAGGTAGAGTTCAACTTGCTTATGAAGCTTTACCAAAATGGATGCAACAGGGTGTTGAGGAATGGAACAAAGGTAATATTACCTTAGAAAATGGCTGTAAAATATATGCTGGTACTACCACATCATCGGCCATTCGTGGTAAGTCAATCTCATTCCTATACCTAGACGAGGTCGCATTTATTGAAGGCTTTGATGAATTTTTTGCCTCGGTATATCCGACGATTTCATCAGGTCAAAGCACAAAATTGTTAATGACGTCTACACCAAACGGTTTAAACCACTTTTGGAAAACATGTAAGGGTGCTAAAGAAGGTACTAATGGTTATGAATATGTTGAGGTTATGTGGGACGATGTACCTGGTAGAGACGAAGCCTGGAAAAAAGAAACAATGGAGGCACTTGACCATGATGAACAAAAATTTGCACAAGAATATTGTTGTGAGTTTGTTGGGAGTTCTGGTACATTAATTAGTGGTGCTAAATTAAAACAATTATTACATTCCAAACCATTAGTGGAAAGGGATAATTTAAGTCAATATGAAGCTCCGATAGAAGATCATTCATATGTAATTACAGTTGACGTATCTCGAGGCAAAGGCCTTGACTATTCAACATTTACAGTGTTTGATGTATCGGAAATGCCTTATAAACAGGTATGTGTATACAGGGATAACTATATTAGTCCTGTTGATTTCGCTTCAATTATATATAGAATAGGCCTCATGTATAATGAAGGCGCAGTACTCATCGAAATCAACGATATCGGTGAACAGGTATCATCTGTGCTCTTAATGGACTACGGCTATGAAAATCTTCTATTCACAGAATCCGCCGGCAGAGCTGGTAAAAGGATATCAGGTGGATTCGGCAGAGGTAATGATAATGGAATACGAACAACAAAAAGTGTTAAACAAAAAGGTTGTTCGATACTAAAAATGCTGGTTGAACAGAACCAGATGATTTTGGTAGATTATAACACAATACAGGAGTTATCACGCTTTTCTAAGAAAGGATATTCCTACGAGGCTGAAGCTGGTTTTCATGATGATCTAGTTATGAATTTAGTTATCTTTGCATGGCTAACAGATGATAGATTTTTCAGAGAACTCACAGACATAAATACCTTGGCTTCCTTACGAGAGAAAACCGAGGAACAGCTAAATGAAGAACTACTACCATTTGGGTTTATTGACACAGGTGAAGATATAGGTGATGGAGACGGCTGGACATCAGCTGGGTCCGGTTCCTTTGAGGTGTAGACTTTATTTTTTATAAATAAAAGGTGATAACAAATTATTAAAAAAGTTTTTTTAAAATAGATATATTAAAGGAGAAATAATATGGCTTTTTCCGTAAGTCCTTCCGTAATTGTTCGAGAAGTCGACGCATCAGCAGCGGTACCGGCCATCGCAACACCGCCTGCAGCAATCGCGGGTGTTTTTAGATGGGGTCCTGTAGGCGAAACTGTTCTTGTTTCTTCAGAGAATGAATTAGTAAGTAGATTTGGTGAACCAACCAATGATAACTTTGAAACATTCTTTGTAGCAGCAGATTACCTTTCATACTCAAGTGCATTATATGTAGCTAGAGTTGATAATGGTGCAGTAGAAGCTTCTGCTAGCGATACTTCAAATGCAAATACACAACTACATACATTTGGTGGTTTTGACGCATTGTATCCTGGCGATTTAGGTAACTCACTAGATGTTGCGTATGTTAAGGATTCAGATTTTTCTGATACCTTAATCGATGTAGCCGATATAACCGCATCAAGAATAACTGGTAATACTCAGATTTCGCAGACAATTACCTTCAACACTGCTAATACAACTTTTGAAGTTGCACCAAGCAGCAGAATAACACTCGCAGACGTAACTGTTGGCGATTTAATCAGAATTGGTAATGATTCAGTAGGATATCAGGAGTTATCATTAACTTCTATAACTGAACAATCACTAGACACTAACGGTGATGTAACCGCTAACTCTTCTTTGATTACTTCATACGACTACTCACTCGAGTTCGCAACAAATTACTTACTACCTGAAACAGATTTGAGTAAACTTTCACTTGAAAGAAAGTGGAAATATGCTGGTTTATTTGGTAAGGCACCACAAACTGGTAACTATCACATCGCTGTTATTGACAATGATGGTTCTATTACCGGTGAGGCTGGTGAAAGTATTGAGTTGTATAACGATGTTTCAACATCAACAACCTCTAAGTTATCAGACGGTACTACAAATTATTATAAAGATGTAGTTCATGCTGGTTCTTCTTGGGTTAAGGTTGCTAATACTACTCATTTTGAGGCACAAACACTCAAATATGAAACACTTGCAAATGGTACTGATGGCACAACTGAAAGTGCTACTGGTCTAGGTGCTCTTGCTGAAGGATATGATTTATTCAAATCCTCAAACGAGATTGATGTTTCATTTATTCTTCAGGGTAAAGGTGATAATTCAGGTAACCTTGCAAATTACATTATTTCTAATATCACAGATTATAGAAAGGATGCTGTTGCATTTATCTCACCTTCTAAAGAAGCAGTAGTTGATGAACTCAAAACAAACGCTAAACTTACTAAAGTAGTTGCATACAGAAACCTATTACAGAACAGTTCTTACTGGTTTATGGATTCTGGTTACAAGTACAGATACGATAAGTACAATGATGTATACAGATATACTCCTCTAAATGGAGATTCTGCAGGTCTTGCTTCTCGTGTTGAACCTTATGAGTCACCAGCTGGTTTCCGTAAGGGTGTTATTAAAAATGTTGTTAAATTGGCATTTAATCCTAACAAAACACAAAGAGACCAACTCTATAGTGCAGACGTTAACCCAGTAATGAGTCAGGTAGGACAAGGAATTGTCTTATTCGGTGATAAAACTGGTTTAGGTCTAACAACAGCATTCTCACAAATTAATGTAAGAAGATTGTTCATCGCTGTAGAAAAAGTCATTGCAAATACTGCTCAATCATTCCTATTTGAATTGAATGATGAATTCTCTCAAACACAGTTCAAGAATATTGTTGAACCATTCTTAAGAGACATTCAAGGAAGAAGAGGAATCATAGACTTTAGAGTTGTATCAGATAGTACTGTTAACACACCAGCTGTGGTTGACCAGGGTAAATTTAGAGCTAATATCTTTATCAAACCTGCACGCTCAATTAATGTTATTGAATTGACATTTGTTGCTACTCGTGCCGGAATTGAGTTTGAAGAAATTGTTGGTTCTCTATAAGAGATAAATAATTAGAAATAATAGGAGAAACGAGAATGGCATTTAATATTAACGAGTTTAAATCACAATTAACAGGTGGTGGTGCTCGTCCAACTCTTTTCCAAGTGCAAATACTTAACCCTGTAGCCCCTGAAGCTGACTTCAAAGTACCATTTATGGTACGTGCGGCAGGTATTCCTGGTTCGACCTTAGGGTCTTATGAGGTACCATATTTTGGTAGAAATATTAAATATGCAGGTGATAGAACATTTGAAGATTGGACAGTAACTTGTATTAACGATGAGGATTTCATTGTAAGAAATGGCATGGAAGCATGGATGAACGCTATCAATACACATGATAGTAATATACGTGCTTTACCCCAGGATTACAAATCCAACGCGGTAATAACACAATACAGTAAAGATGGCGAAGCCATCAGGTCATACGTGTTCGAAGGCATGTACCCTACTACAGTAGACCAGATCGAAATGGATTGGGGAACTGTGGATACTGTTGAGGAATTCGGTGTGACCTTCCAGTATGATTTCTGGAGAGTAGAAGGTACCACTGGAATACCTACTTCGTAAATAATAATTATATAATATAATAAGGTGATATTTTGAAAATTTTTGGCTTTGAGATAAAGAGGCCGGAACTGGAGGACATAAATGCTCCAGTTTCGTTTGCCGAGCCTCTTAATGATGATGGTGCTATTACAGTTGGTAATGCACTCGGTGGATTTTATAATACGATTTTGGATATGGAAGGCTCTGCGAAAACAGAGTCTGAACTTATAACTAAGTATCGTCACATGGCGATGCAACCTGAGATATCTCAGGCAGTTGACGATATCGTTAATGAAGCAATAAGTATTGACACAAATGAACAGGCGGTTGAAATTTCACTAGGTGAAACTGACCTCCCAGAAAAAGTCAAGAAAAAAATTGCTAGTGAATTTGACAACATATTGTCTTTGTTTGATTTTACAAACAATGCATACGATATGTTCTACAAGTTTTATGTTGACGGTAGATTAAACTATCACATTATTATAGATAACAATGATACGAAAAAAGGTATTGTAGAATTAAGATATGTTGACCCACGAAAAATTAAATTAATTCGTGAAGTTGACAAAAAAGGAAAGGACCAACACTCGGGCGTACCAACAAAACGAGTGAAAAATGAATACTATATGTATTCAGATAATGGCTTCCAAAATTCAAGTACAGGTGGAGCAAGCTCTCCTGTTGCTGGTGGAACAACTGGCTTTAAAATTGCAAAGGACTCTGTTGGTAGAGTTACTTCGGGTTTAATGAATGAGAATAATAGTTTAGTACTATCTCATTTACACCCATCAATTAAAGCTTTAAACCAGCTTAGAATGTTAGAGGATGCAACGGTCATTTATACATTGACTAGAGCTCCTGAAAGAAGAATTTTTTATATTGATGTAGGTAATTTACCGAAGAATAAGGCGGAACAATATCTTAGGGATATGATGGCTCGCCATAAAAATAAACTTCAGTATAATTCGGCAACAGGCGAGATGACAGATGCTCGTAAGATGCTGACAATGACAGAGGACTTTTGGTTCCCTCGTAGAGGTGGTGAAAGATCCACAGAGGTTGATACACTTGCAGGTGGTAACGCCCAAGGTTTAACTTCTGACGAAAATTTAATGTACTTCCAACGTAAATTATATAAAGCGTTGAAAGTGCCTTTAACACGTTTAGAACCAGAAACAATGGCAAGTTTCGGTAGAACATCCGAAATAACCAGAGACGAATTGAAGTTTGGTAAATTTATTCGTAGGGTAAGAACAAGATTTTCTTGGCTATTTAACATAGTACTTGAGAAACAATTGGTATTAAAAGGAATTTTAACACCAGAAGAATTTAACGAAATTCGTAACCAAGTAAGGTATGAGTTTGTTAAAGATAACTATTTCGAGGAACTTAAAGAAGCTGAGATTTTAAGAGAAAGATTAACAACGTTGAGAGATGTAACTGAATATACAGGTAAATATTTCTCTCATCAGTGGATTGTCAAGAACGTGTTGCAGATGTCTGACGAAAAGGCTCGTGAAATGGAAGAAGAAATTGAACAAGAAAGAGCAGCTGGGGCGTTTGATGATGACAGTGATACAAGTTTTTAATAAATAGTTAAATAGATTAAATAGGACTCAATATGAAATATTTTAAAGACATTCTCTCCGAGGTAAGCCAACCAAAGGCCCCCGAAGAAAAAAGATTTAAGGACCAACACGAGATTGAAAAAATCGATCATCCCGTTGCTCTAGATAGTCAGTTTTCTGGTGACATAGAAGGTCTAACTTCTAAAAAGCGTGAAGCCGATTACGATAAAGGCGAAGACCAAAAGGCTTATGATAAAGCTTATAAAAAGAAAGTTTCTCAAACTTTGCCCAAGCGCGGAACCACAATTACTACTGACCAGGAAGATGTACTGGAAGATATAGATCTCGACGCTCTCCTTGATTTCAACGAAAGTGAAATGACAGTTGAAGAACTCGACGAAGTAATTGGTATGGTCAAAAAAGTTGCCAACAGATTTAGCACTTCAGGTCGTGCAGACGCGGCTGAAAAGAGAGCCGATAAATTTGAAAAGAAACAAAAAGACAAACTTCGTTTAAAGAAGGCTAAGGAAAGACTTCAGAAGGCGAAAGACGCACAACAAAAGCTTAGGCAAAAAATCAATTCTGAAACAGAAGTTGATGGTGAGGTAGTTAATGAAGCCTCTCCTACTGCATGGACAAAACTACGCAACGACCAACGAGACAGAGTCAGACAAGAATATCAAAAGCTTAAAGCAGAGTATGACAAGGCTCAGGAAAAGCATGATTATCACTATAATGATATTAATGGTGATGAAAGAACAGCTGATAGAATGATGGACCGAATGGAAATGATTAAGGACAAACAAGATAAGTTAGTCCAAAAATATGGTCGTGGTGTTTATAAAGCTGTTGGATTTAGAACTGGTAACAGAGCTAATGAAGAGATGTCTATTACAGAAATCCTAGGTTTCAAAAACAAAACAAAAGATGACATGAAAGATAAGGAATCCGACCTAGACAAGGATCTAGAAAATGATGTCGAAGAAGATGTTTGTCCAAGTTGTAAGGACCCTAGTTGCAAAGATGGTAAGTGTGAAGATATTATAGAGGACGATTCTGACAAAGTTAAGGAAAAGGATGATTCTGTAGATACTAATACTTCCTCATTGGAAGACCAACCAAAAGAAGCTCCAAAAGTTAAGGCTCCAAAACCTTCTCCAACATCAGTAAATATAAAAGCTGGTGGTAAAAACATTCAATTAACATTTAAAGAAATGCTAGATAAAGTAAGCTCAGAGGATGAGCTTCTTGAGAGTCCTCAGGAAGAAATCCCAATGATGTTGAAACAACTACAGTTCATATGTTACGCTTCAGAAGAAATATCAGAATATTTACAATCAGGTGTTGACCCAGAAGAATGGTGGCAGAATAAATTAGCTGGTGTATTCAGTAATGTTAAATCATTATATGCATGGAGTAAAGGTGACCAATTGGTAAACAAACCATTAAGTGCAGCTGCCATGTTCGATAAGGCAGGAATGAAAATGCATTTTGAGGAAACTGAAGAGGAATTAAATGAGTCTCCGGTCAGAATGTCTGGTCGTAATGTTAAGGTCAATGCTGGAATGTTAAAGACAGCTGATGGCAAAAGAGTTAAAATAAACAAAGACGATGCTAAATTACTAACTGACTTCTTTAAAAATGTCAAAAATGTTAATAATAAAAAAGAGATGATTGACCAACTATCACAATCAGAAGGTGGTTATAAAGAAGTATTAACATTTGCTGAATTATCTTAAAGGAATAAACGATGTTAATTAAAGTAAAAGGGAATGCAGAGGACGTAACTACAGCAGATAATGTTTCATTGTCTAGGTATGTTAGAGTCTTTGCTGCTGCTGCGCAGACAGTTACCGTAACTACTGCTGATGCAGATTTAAGTTCAACAGGCACATTTAAAATGCCGGCCGGTGGAGTTGAAATTGTTGAAAAACAACCCGCTGATACTATTGCTAGTACTGGTACATTATCATGTACTCCTGTTGCAATAAGAACTTAATAAATAAATAATATATACAAAAGGTACGATTATGAAACTTATTAGCGAATATACAGAAGATTGCGAAATAATCACAGAAGCAGCTGAGGATGGAAAGAAAACTCATTTCATCGAAGGCATCTTTATGCAAGGTGATTTAAAGAATCGTAACGGAAGAATTTATCCATGTGAAACTTTGGAAAACGAAATGACTCGTTACCAAAAAGATTTCATTGACACTAAACGTGCACTTGGAGAATTAGGACATCCCGATGGTCCTCAAATTAACGGAGATCGTGTTTCACACTTAATTACTGAAATGAAACGCGACGGAAACAATTTTTATGGTAAGGCAAAGGTCCTATCAACTCCTATGGGAGAAATTGTCAAAACGTTCATAGACGAAGGTGTCAAGATTGGAGTTTCTACTCGTGGTCTTGGTTCAGTAAAACAACTTAAGGACGGCGTAATGCAAGTTCAGAACGACTTTCACTTATCTACAGTGGACATCGTAACTGACCCCTCTGCTCCAGATGCATTTGTAAATGGTATCATGGAAAACAGAGAATATTACTACGATATTGCTTCAGGAAATTGGAAAGCCACACAAATGGTTGAACAAATTGTTGAGGAAGTAGAAAAGAAAATTAATCGTGTAGTACGTAAAATTGATGAAGGTGATGCATCTAGAATGTTTGAAGCCTTTATTCGTACTTTAAGAAATTAAATTTTTATAAATAAGAATAGAAAATATTTTTAAATTAAATTGTTAATACAATTCAAAGGAGAAAAAAATGGCAGACGACAAAAATAACTTCGTTGCTGATGATGGTATCTCAAGTGTACCTAGTGCTGTAACACCAGAAGGTGGAGAAGGCAAAAAGGACAAGCTTAAGAAAACAGCTGAAGACAAGCCTGAAACATCCCCTACTGCTGATGGTAAGAAAATAGTGCCTGGTCAAACAGACGCTGGAAAACCTGTACCAACAGCTGAAGATGTAGAAACTGTTGAAGAAATCGTAGTTGAATCTTCAATCGAATCTATTATCGAAGGTGAGGATCTTTCAGAAGAATTCAAGGGTAAAATTGCTCTTGTATTTGAAGCAGCATTATCAGAAGAAGTTGCAAAAAGAACAAGTTCCATTAAAGAAGAACTAGAACAGAATCTAGAAGCTGAACTATCAGAAGCAGTAGAAACCCGTATGGGCGAAATTGTTGAAAACGTAGATAAGTATCTTGACTATGTTGTATCTGAATGGACAAAGGAAAACGAAATCGCAATCGAATCCGGCATTAAAGTTGAAATGGCAGAATCCCTAATGGGTGGCCTAAGGTCTCTTTTCACAGAGCACAACATTACTGTTGAGGAAGAAACTGTAGACGTTATTTCCACACTCGAAACAAAAGTTTCAGATTTAGAAGTAAGTGCTAATGAACTCGTATCAGAGAACATTGACCTACAGAGAGAAATCTCATCTTTTAAAGCTGGAAAAATATTTGACGAACTCTCAGAAGGACTATCTGATAACCAGGTAGAACGTTTGAAAGTATTGTCTGAAAAGCTTGATGTTGAAGATTTAGAGTCTTACTCTGAAAATCTTCAAGTAATTAAGGAGTCCTTCTTCAGTGACAAACCTTTGACAGAAAGTCAAGGCGATGTACAAGAGGAAAGCGACGAAATTATTCTAGAAGAACAGGAAGCGACTAAACCAACTTCTGATTACACTTCTATTAATGCTCTCGTAGAGGCATTTAACACTAGAAAGAATAATTAATATTAACTTGGTTTTTAACTAAAAAATTAAATTAAATTAATTTTAAATTAAAGGAGATAAACTGATGTCACAATCAAACTATCAACAACTAGTGGAAAAGTGGGGCCCTGTACTAGAGCACGAATCTTTTTCACCAATTAGTGATTCCCATAAAAGAGCTGTAACGGCTACTGTTTTGGAAAACACTGAAAGAGCATTAATGGAATCTGGCGATTTGTCAGCTAACATGACTTCTTTGCTTTCAGAAGCTTCACCTACTAATGACGCCGGAACTGGCGGATTTGGTGGCGGTTCTGCAGCAGGCGGTCCTACAGCTGGTTATGACCCAATCCTAATCTCTCTCGTAAGAAGAGCTGTTCCTAACCTAATCGCTTATGACATTTGTGGTGTGCAACCAATGACTGGACCTACTGGTCTGATCTTTGCAATGCGTGCTAGATATGGCTCACAAGCTGGTGATGAAGCTCTATTCAACGAAGCTGATACAGACTTTGGTGGAACTGGAACTCACGCTAATACATTACCTAATGCAAACACACAACTTATCACTACCGGTACTGGTCTTGATACAGGTGCTGCTGAAGCTCTAGGTGACGGTGTTGGTGCTGGATATGCTGAAATGGCTTTCTCAATCGAGAAGGTTACTGTTTCTGCTAAGACTCGTGCCCTAAAGGCTGAGTACACAACTGAACTTGCTCAAGACTTAAAAGCTGTGCATGGACTAGACGCTGAGACTGAATTGGCTAACATTCTTCAAACTGAAATCTTAACAGAAATCAATAGAGAAGTTGTTAGAACAATTTATACAACCTCAGTTGTTGGTGCTTCAAACACTGCTTCTGCTGGCGTATTCGACTTAGATGTTGACGCTAACGGCAGATGGTCTGTAGAGAAGTTCAAAGGCTTAATGTTCCAAATTGAACAAGAAGCTAACGCTATTGCTAAAGATACACGTAGAGGGAAAGGTAACGTAGTTATTTGTTCTTCTGATGTTGCATCTGCATTGCAAATGGCTGGTGTACTTGACTATACTCCTGCATTGAACTCTAACACATTGGAAGTTGACGACACAGGCAATACTTTTGCTGGTGTTCTTAACGGAAGATTCAGAGTCTATGTGGATCCGTTTGCTGGCGGAAACTACTTAGTAGTTGGATATAAAGGAAGTTCTGCATTTGATGCTGGACTATTCTATTGTCCTTACGTACCATTACAAATGGTCCGTGCCGTTGGTGAGAATAGCTTCCAACCAAAAATTGGTTTCAAAACCCGTTATGGAATGGTTGCTAATCCGTTTGCTCAAGGCGATGCAAGTTCACAAGGACTTGGTGCATTGACAATCGACACTAACAAGTATTACAGAAAAGTAAGAATCTCTAACTTATTCTAATACTAAGAGTTTAGTTCACTAAACCACTTAAAAATTTCTTAGGAAATATTTGGAGGGACCCGCTGCAGGGTCCCTTTTTTTATGCGCTTAATAAAGTATAAGGCTCATAGCAACCGGAGATACCGATTGCAGAATTGTCACATCCTCTTCCGTCCATCCAGATTTCTAACTTAATATCGTCGAATGAATTTTCGTGAAGATTTTGAATTTGAAAAGTTGTATCTAAATTGTTTTCATAGATATCTTTGTAATTGGTTCTACTAATTGGCTTAACCACTAGATGGTCATTGCCGACTTCCTTAACAATTGCTGTATAGTCAAAACCGTCTTTTTGGAATTTGCAGGTGTCCATATTCACCTCTATATAGTCGTCAAACAATGTTTTCATAATATCTCCTTTTCCTTATTATATGTCTATTATACTATAACGAGCAACAAATGTCAACACGTTAGCGCAAAATAATTAAGGTTTTTTATTGGGAGTTTTATCGTAATGTCTGCGAACTAGGTATACACGGATATAT